TTGCGATGTCTTACGAGGTAAATTATAAGACACCGCATTCGTCTAGTTTCGTATTGCTATATCTAAAACGGATCTATGATTATTGCTATGTACATTTACTGTTTCGATTGACGAATTATAAATCGCCTGTTTTTCGAAATCAGTATCAAATAGCAATACGAAACCAGTCTGCCCTTTGTTAATATTTGTGATATCCTGGCGGGCTTGAGCACTTCCGTCTCGTTTACCTTGATTCACGGGAACTACGTTCGTTTTATTCATACTAGTTGCCTTTCGTTAACTTAATAAAACCTTTGCGATAGCCTGATATAAATCTACATCTACTATCTTTTGTTTTGTATCTTGTGGTTATAAAGTTTTTTGTTACTTCATATCCATTTACTTTATAAATATTGTATATCGTGTTGATTTGCTCACTACGATAATATGGAATATAATTGTACATTTTTACCTCGTTTGTTGTTTTTATTCTTGTTATTACACTTTTTTTAGTGTATGGTATTTGTTTAAAAGGGGTGGCGTGCTACCACTATGAAGATGATAACACGCCAATGAGAAGGTAGTTAGGAAGCGGAAATAGCAAAGATGTGGTTTTCCTTGCCATTATCATTCTGTTTGAGATATGTGACAACAAGTCCAATGGCTTGCAATTCTTTCACATATGCAACAAGAATGTCTTGTTCCAAATCGGGCGAAACATAGCCATAAACCTTATAGCCTTGAGTAAGAGACTGGGAACATTCACTTGGCTGTATCCAATTCTCTTTCGTTTCGCCATTAAAGTTAATAACTCTCTTTAAAGCCATAGGACTTTTGTCGAGTTGTTGAACCAAACCGCTACTAACTAACTTTTTAATATTTAAGGACATTTAAACCTACCTTTCTATCGTATACGATAATGTTGTTAATGTTGTAAGATTTTTTCCTTAAAAGCATACGAATGTATGCTAAATACGAGCAACCGAAGGCCCCCATAAATTAATAGATTAATTATCTTCAGATTAATTTTCAACGACTTTGTGAGAATTAATCTATTAATTGGGGGGTGTAGGTTGTGTATATATCTCCCACACACATTCTAGTTGCATTTTTCAAATATTGGCCTTATTTTATGTACTATGGTTAAAAAATTACCTAAAGATATACTTAAAGCGATTGCTAATGCGGAGTTTTTTGAGCGTTGGAATGGGAAAGAATGGGAGAAAGTACCCGTAGATCCTAATAATCCTAAGGTTCAAGAGATAAAGATGATTATGATGGCTGAAGTAGAAATTAATGTAATTGCAGAAGCCTTAGAATTAGGCGTTCTTATAAGAGCGGATAGAGATTTGGACTAAATAGTGTATGGTATTAACGTTAATATTAACGTTAAGAGATACATTAATTATTTAAGATAATTAATTACGTAAAGGATTAACGTTAATGGCTATAAATAAAAAGAAAAAACCCACAGCAAAAGAGCTGATTAGTACTATGGCAGCTATTGCAGTACAATTAGAGCAGTTGAAGCAACACGTTTTCAACGGCGATAGGGCCCTAGACGAATATATGAAGATGAAAGGCGATAAAGAGGCTTTTGTAAAATATTTGGAAGAAAATTATAAAGACAATGATCAAGATAACAAAGAAACTAAAGATAAATAACTATGAACCCGTTAATTTTGAAGTATATACCGATATCGAAGCAGACGAATTGGGAGTATGCTATAAATACTGGCAAGACTGCAGTGCTGGGGAGTTTGGTATTAGTGACGATAATTATGTTTCTAAGTGTATTGCTCGTAACGAGTATGCTACTAATACTGAAATGGTCTATCCATTCGGTCGTCAGTGGCTGGGTAAACACAGGAGGTTAGAGTTTGAGCCACATTATGCGTCCAGTAACTATTCTAACGTGTCTACAAAGCCATATAGTGAGATGGAAGCTAAAAAAGGTAGGGCTAAACTAGCTATAGATGCCTATTTAACGTACAAAATGGCTGGTTTACAGCCAGATCTTGATAAAATAGGTAAATTATACAGGCCTGACCAAAAAAACCCTGCTATAGCTATAAAAAAATTATTGAAAAGTAAAGAGGCAAAGAAAATGATTGAAGAAAAACTAAAAGAAATACTTATAGAGAAAGGTATTGATGAAGGTTTTGTACTTGATACAATGAAAGATGCTATTGAAGTAGCTAAAGTAAAAGAAAGCAGTGCAGATATGATACGTGCTGCAAAAGAATTATCTATATTTTTAGATATGGCACCTAAGACAAAACAGGTGACAGAGTCCTTGGAGGTTGATATGACACATCAAATTGAGGCAAACTATGAAGAACAAAGAAAAAAACTCAAAGCGACTAAAATCAGCGAGGTTGACGAAGTACGTGAAGATCAGAACCAGCAATGATGATGATTTAACGTTATTTATGACAACAATGTTTGAAGTAGCTAGAGATATGAAGATTATTGTAGAATCAGTAAAAATACGTGGATAAAAAGAAGTTATTACTTGAAATGCAACAGGATATGTTGTTATTTGGGCGTATGGTAATGCCCAACATGTTTAGTAGTGAATCTCCAAGGTTTCACTATGACATTACAGAAGAATTACATAAAGATGAAAAACAAATTAATATTATTGCTCCAAGAGGTCATGCTAAGTCTAGTATTGTGGCAGGCGTATATCCACTATATCATCTTATGTTTGATAAGGGTCCTAAGGTTATTGTATTAGTATCTAGAACACAGGGACACGCTACTAAGTTATTAGGAACAATAAAAGATGTATTAGATTATTCTCAAGAGTTTAGACACTTCTTTGGGTATTGGGGAATGCAATCTGCACGTAAATGGTCAAACGCTGAGATAGAACTAAAAGATGGTAGCGTTATTATATGCAAGGGTACTGGACAGCAGATACGTGGTATCAAACATGGAAACCAACGTCCTACCTTATTAATTTTAGATGATCCTGAAGATGAAAACAATACCAAGACAGCAGAAGCGATGGAGACAAATCTTCGTTGGTTGTTACAATCTGGTGTTCCTTCCTTAGATCCTATCGTAGGTAGAGTATGTGTTATTGGTACTCCTCAGCATGAACGTTGTCTCGTTGAAACATTAAAAGATATGAAAGGTTGGGTTAATATGCATTTTGCACCTGACTTGGAAAATGGTAAAGCATTATGGCCTGAAGTATGGCCTGCAGAAAAACTTATAGAGAAAAAAGAAGAATTAGAAAGTATTAATCGTGTATCTGTATTTTATAGAGAGTATTTGTGTCAAATTACAGGTGATGAAGAAAATTTATTTAGAGCTGAACATATTCAATATTACGAAGGTTATACAGAGACGGATGAGCAAGGGTTGTCGAATCTCATACTGACGACCGTAAATGGGGAGGAAGTAAATGAGATTAGACCTGTAAACATCTTTACAGGAGTCGACCCTGCCTCTAGTACAAAGAGAGGAGCTGACTTTAGTGTAATATTTAATATAGCAGTTGACTATGATGGTAATAGATTTGTTTTGCCCTACTATCGAAAAAGGGCTACCCCACTAGATCTGGCAGATTCTATCATTACAAACTTCAAAGTTAATAGAAGTGCAAAAACAAGGATAGAGTCTGTTGGATATCAGGAAATGTTAAGACAATACATAAAAGAAAAATCTGCAGATGAAGGGTTGTTTATTCCTGGTCTGGAAATAAAAGAAAATCCAAGAACCTCCAAGTCTTATAGGTTAGAGAGTTTACAGCCCTTATTTGCGCAAGGTAATGTGTTTATACAAAAAAATCAACAAGCATTGTTAGATGAATTGCTATTATATCCACGTGGTAAGCATGATGACTTGTTAGATGGATTCTTTTATGCTAATAAAAATTGTTACAAACCTACCCACGATGGTGCTGATATGGAGCTAGAATATGACGAATATTATGATTATCAGCCAAAAAACTGGAAAATAGCATAAAAAACACTTGACATTGATAAAAAAAGTCTTTTAATTTCAGGGGAGTAATTGTATGCAAATAGATTTAGTTAAATATATGTCTGCTTTTCGCAACTTTGCGAAAGAGTTAGATGATGTATTAGACACAAAAATACCAGAAGGGTACATAGAGGTAAATGCCAGAGACAATACAGAAAAGAAAAAGAAAGACAAGAAGTCAAAACTATAATGATTTAATAGATGTTTATGGTTATATACCTGGTCGTGTAAAGAGAAATGATGGATCTATACACGAAGAAGTAGAATTATCGCAAGAATTACTCAGAGAATACTCATCGTCCCGTGAATTATGGGCTGTAAAATTCCAAGAAGCAGTTGAGTTCCGTGCAGGAGCACAATGGTCAAATGAAGAAAAAGATGTTTTAGAATCTCGTGGTCAAGCACCTATTGTAGTAAATCGTATTCATCCTATCGTTGAAACAGCAAAGTCTTTGCTAACATACAATTCACCTCAATTCCGTAGTACTGCAAGAGAAGATTCTGATAGAAGCACTGCTAAAGTTTTTTCTGATTTATTTTCATGGATATGGGATCAGTCAACTGGTAACGAAGAGTTAAAAAAGGTTATTGACGACTATTATGTAGGAGGTATGGGAGTATTTAACGTATTCCAAGATCCTATGGCAGATTTAGGTAAAGGAGAGGTTTTTATAAAGTCTATAAATCCTTTAGATGTGTATATTGACCCTAATTCTAAAGATATATACGCAAGAGATGCTGCTCACATATTAGTCGCAAAACATTTAACAGACGAACAAGCTATGCAATTATATCCTGATTTTATGGATATTATACAAGATGCATCATCTCACCAAGCAGATAATGAAGAATATCCAACTACAGATTTAGCTGCTACCGAAGGACAGATATTTAAAGGGGATGATGACAATGTATATCACACAAAACGTAAATTTATTGAAAGATATACAAAAGAAATGCATATGTATTACAATGTTTATGAACCTTTTACTAATGAAGAGTTTTTATTTAATGCTAATGAATACCAAGAATATACAGGCAGATATTACATTAGATTGAAAAAAATTACTGGAGAAGAAGTTATTATATCAGATCCAGCTGCAGTAGAAGAAATGTTTAGAGTTATAGAGGAAGTTGGAGTTATGTTTCATTTTGAATTACCAGAACCTAAGGTAGATGAAGCTGGAAATGTTATACCTCAAGATCCTATAAAAGTTCCTGGAATGGAAGATGAAGATGGTATCCCAGGTAGTACTACTACTATAGTTCCTACTACAGTTGGGGAATTAATTGGTTTAGGTAAGATAAATTCTAATGAAATAGAAAAATGTTGTATTGCTATGCATGTATCTGTAGGAGATAATTTATTATATGAAAGAGTTTTACCTACAGAAGAGTATCCTATAGTACCTATTATGAACATACATCATAGAAATCCATTTCCAGAATCAGATGTTCGTCTATTTAGACCTTTACAAGAATATATTAATAAAATTAGATCATTAATTATTGCTCATGCTTCTACAAGTACGAACGTAAAACTGCTAATACCGAGGGGTTCTGCAGATATACGCATGATTGAAGAAGAGTGGGGAAGAGCTGGAACCAGCGTTATTGAATTTGACGCAGAGCTAGGTGCACCTATTGTAGCAGGGCCCGTGCCTCTTCCCAATGAATTATATAAAAACGAAGCAGATGCTAAGTACGACTTAGAGTATGGTTTTGGTATTTTTGAATTAATGCAAGGAAGTACAGCAAATGCACCATCTACATACAGAGGAACGTTAGTAGTAGATGAATTTGGACAAAGACGTATTAAATCTAGAAGAGATGACGTAGAAAACTTTTTAAATCAGGTAGCTAAAGTTGCTGTTCCTTTAATGCAACAAATGTACACAGAAGAAAAAGTAATACGTTTAGTACAACCTAATGGAACTGAAAAAGAAGAAAGATTTAATTTCTATAAAGAAATGGAAAATGGAGCTGTATCAAGATATCATGACATAGGTGTTGGAAACTATGATATTAAAGTTGTTTCTGGCTCTACATTACCAACAAATAGAATGGCATTGTTAGCAACATATCAAGAAATGTATCAAGCTGGATTGATTGATCAAGTAGAAGTTCTTAAGAAATCAGAGTTAGTAGATGTAGAAGGAGTATTAGAACGTGCTGGTCAGATGAAACAAATGCAACAACAAATGATGGCAATGCAAGAAGAATTGAAAAAAGTCAAAGGAGACTTACAAACAGCTACACGTGAAGAGCTACATGCTAAGAAACGTTTAGAGGTTGAAAAATTTAGCTCAGGACTTGACAAGGTTAAGAACAGAGCTGAAGCGGCAACTACGATGTATCAAACACGTCTTGCCGATGTTGAACAAAATCTGATAAACTCTGCAAGAGAGGCTGAAATGGAAACGCTTTCTCCAGTCAGAGAGTTAGAGTTAGGAGAACAAGAAGATGAGTGATACTCAAAATACACAGGCAACAGAAGTAGAACAAACACAGGTTGAGGCACCACAAGAGACTGCAGTGGAACCTAGACCAGAAGAAGACATTTTTAATGACATATTTGGAGATAATTCAAATGAATTTGCATTTCATTCTGGAGAATCCGAAGATGTACAGGAAGGTGAACCTTCAGAAGTTGTACAATCTGTTGACCCAAAGGAAGATAGCAACCAGTTTCAATACTGGCAAAGTCAAGCAGATAAACGTGCAGCAGAAGTGGACCTTTTGAAGTCTCAAGTGTCAGATTTAATGGCACAAAAGACACAAACCGCTTCGCCAGCACCAGCAGAAAAGGAAACAGCATCTTTAGAAAGACCTGTTAAACCTAAGAAGCCAGCTGATTTTGATCATTCCGAGGCAATAGCAGACCCAGATAGCACAAGTGCTAAATATTTAGTTAAACAAACTGAATATATGGAAAGCATGACAGATTATACTACGTCATTAGAAGAACAACGTATTGAATCTATGCGTAAAATGGAAGAACAGACTAAAAAGAATGCTCAAGAAGCACAATTAGTATCTGACCTACAACGCAATTATGGTTATAGTACTGAAGAAGCTAATGACTTTTTAGTAAAAATGACAGCACCTGAATCATTATCGCTAGATAATCTTGTAAAATTACATAGATTAGACAATGCACCAGAACAAAGTAATCAAACGATTACTCAGGTAAATGATGCAGTGTTACAAAAACAAGCAAATATGATGCAGCAAAAGTCAAAACTGTCAATACCTAAACCTATCGGGGTAAAAGCTGGAGTCAATGTGCAGTCATCTAAAAGATCAGAAGATAAAATGATGGATTCTATGATACAAAACTTTAACAAGAAGAATCCATTTTAACTAGGAGAAGTGAATTAAGATGGCTAACATATATAGTATTAATCCAGGAGAAGCTGTTCAGGGTACTTCCATCAATGTTGATAGACGAATTTTCAACTTTGGTGAAAGAGTAGCTGAATTAGCTCCTCAACAATCACCTTTCTTCACCTATTTATCCAATGTCGCAAAGAAACCTACAGATGACCCTGTGTTTAAGTTCTTAGAGCAAAGACATCAGTGGCAGAGACGTAATTTCCAAATGCAAGCAGCTAAAATAATCGGTGACTATAACACAGATGCTTTTGCTATTGTTACTGGAGATAACTTCTACGTAGATTGTGGCTACGATAAATTTGGTAGAGAGGTATCAACAAACGTTGCACCTGAGTTCCTATTAGTAGGACAAATTGTTGCAATAGAATGTGAATACGACGCTGACGGTTCAGACGGAAGTGACGTAGGAGCAATCGCATATTACAAGATCGATGAAGTAGAAGCTACAGATTCTAGCAAAGCTAAAATTAAAGCAGCTACATTCCTTAAGTTAATGCTTAAGGCTACTAGATCAGCTGACGGAGCAGACGCTGCAACTAAAGGTATTCAAACACCTGCAAGTGCATCTAAGCTACGTTTTGACGACAACGTAAAAGGTCAAGTTGTAGGTTCAGCATTTGCTGAAGGTGGAACTGACCCAGAAGGTTGGAGTGACGAGTTCTACAACAGAGAAGGATACTGTCAGATCTTTAAGACCTCAGTACCTCTATTCTCTGGTACAGCTCTAGCTACTAGATATCGTGGAATTTCTAACGAATACATGAGAGTATACCAAGAAAAACTTATGGAACATAAGATGGATCTTGAGCATGCTATGCTATTCGGTGTAGGAACAGACGATTCTACAGCAACTGGTCCAGTTAGAAGAACATGGGGTATCGTACCTTACACTGAAGCATACGGTAAAGTGAAAACTTTCCAATATTCTTCAGCTAATTACGATCACTTCATTGACTCTATGGAAGATGTTTTCTCACCAGAGTCTGGAAACAGCGGTGAAAAACTAGTATTAGCTTCAAGAAAAGTCCTATCATGGTTGAACAAACTTGGTGGGTCTTCATTCTTAGGTAATACAATGGCTTTAAACAGTCAGGTTGGAAGTGGTCTTGACATTCAGAATGTTCAAGGTAACTTCGGACATGCTGTAACAAGAGTATCAACTATTTACGGTAACCTTAACTTTGTTATGGAACCACTATTTAGAGGTATTCACGAAAATACAGCAATTATGATTGATTTGAATAACGTAGCATACCGTCCATTAATGGGTAACGGTGTATCACGTGATACTCAAATCATTACTAATGTACAAAACAGAAATGTTGACGGAAGAAAAGACATGGTTCTTACAGAAGCAGGTCTAGAAATTTCTTTACCAGAAACACACACTGTATTGCAATTTAGTTAAGATAAACGGGGGGATTGAAATATATCCCCCCACTATTGAATAGGAGAGGGTTATGGCGATTCCATTTGCAGCAGCTGCCTTATCGGCAGCAAGAATAGCAGGAACTAAACTGCTAAAAAAAGGCGTTAAAGAATTAGCTAAAAGAGGCATTACAAAAGCAAGTACTAAAAAAGCAGCAACTAAAGCTTATGATAAAGGTAGTAAACTTTATAAAACAGGACAAAAAAAGATTAAAACAAGTTCGCAAGCTGCTGTAAAAAGTTTAGGTAAAACTATTGATAAACAAAGTACTTATTTAACAAAAAAAGGACAACCAGCAAAAAGAATTACTAAAGCAATGAGAAAAGCTGGTCCTGATAAAAGAACACCTTTAGGTAAAGTTGCCTATGGAGCAAGAGGTTTAGTTGAGAAAGTTGGTGTTAAAAACTATAAAACTGTTTCACATGTAGGACTATATAGTCTTTATGGGGGAGTTTCAGGCTTAAATAAGGGAAGAAAACAAAAAGCAAAAAACAAAGCTTTGAGAAAGAAATATGGTAAGTAGCATGCATAAGGAAAAAAATATCAAACCTGGTGGCATGCCTGACAGAACAAACGTAAAAAACAAATCAGAAATAATAATGATTGAGTTGAAAAAGGTAGGTAAGTAATGGCAAATCCAGCATTAGCATTAAAGGCATTAAGAATTGGGGCAAAAACAATTAAAAAAGTTATTAAAAAGAATAAGAGTAAATATGGATCAAAAAATAAAGGTATGTACAATCCTAGTACAAGATCTTATCACGGTAAGAAAGGTGCACAAGGAGATATGATACCTGACGATTTAACAACTAGACCAAAAGCAGGAAAAAGAGGAACTTTAAGAGAAACCGCTGCTGAGAAAAAAGCAAGAAAAATTAAAAAACAAGATGACTTAGGTGTAATTAGAGGTAAAGGAACTGGTGCAAAACCTAGATATAAACTAGAACCTAAACCACCTCAACCTCAACGTGGAGGTATGCAAATGGACCCTGGTAGTATAAGAATTACTCCAACTAGCACACCTAAACAGTCAAAAAAAATACTAAAAGAAGTATTTGGGATAAAGAGCTGATATGAGTTTTAAAACAGAGATAGAAGCAATAGTTGGCGATATAGATAGCCCTGATTACACATCACAAGCTGATTTGTATTTAGAAGAAGGCGTTAAATATATAACAAAATATGTTTCATTTAACGAAGATATGGCTAATAGAATGACAAGTTCTACAACATTAAATAGTTCACCTACAACTATGAGCACTGCATCAGTATTGCAAATTGTAAGTGTTACTAGAAATGATGGTACACGTAATAGAAAAGCTATGGAAATAAGTCCAGAAGATGCTGCAGATTATACAGATGTAAATAGTATTTATTATACTAGCAAATTAGATCCTAAATATTACGTAGAAAGCGGAACTTTAAATGTTATACCAACTCCTGCAAACGGACAAAGTGCTTTAGTAAAACATATAAGTCCAGATACATCTGTTGGTTTGGGAGATACGTCTATTAGTAATTTACCAGATGAATTAGAAAGAGGCGTTGTGTTATATGCTGCAAAAGAATTATTAAGATTAATGATGGCTAATGTAACGTTGCCAACAGTTCCTACCGCAGTAACGTTAAATGATACTACATTAGCAAGTTTAGGTACTGCGCCAACTTATAGTAAGCCTACTTTAACAACTGATTATGGAACATTGTCAGGTTCAGATACTACATCTGGAACAGAAGCAGATTTTGGAGTAGATGATTTTATAGCAGATGAAGATCCAGAAATGGCACAAGTAGCATTAGGAAAGCAGCAACAATTATTGCAACAGTATGCTGCAGATATTGAAAACGAATTAAATGAATACAATAAAGAATTAGCTATATATACAACAGATTTACAGCAAAAAATAGAAGCAGCAAGAATGGTTAGTGAAAGTGAAGCACAAGAAATACAAGACTATTTAGGTAGAGTAGAGTCTTATGCTAATCAAATAAATGCAAAAATGGCTGACTACGATTGGTATACAAAACAATATGAAATGGTAGTAGGAGATTTAAGTGCGTTTTTAAGTTTATATTTACTACAACCACAAGCAGAAGGAAAAGATTATGAAACTCCAGCAGATGATAGAGTTAGTTAGAAAACATCACCCAGACCTTGGCAGTAATGAAATTATACATTTACTAAATCAGGCGTCAGATGAGTTTTGTTCTAGAACATTAATATTGGATGAAGCTACTCAGTTTGATACAGTGGCAGCACAAAGATATTATGGTTTAAAAGAAAGTATTTTAGAAATTAAAAGTGTAGATATTGTTGATGACGATGGCAATACAATAAAGATTAACAGGTTGATGGGCAGACCAGAATATAGGGACTTAACATAATGGCAAACGTAAAAGATACAATGATTAGATCTACGGCTGGATCTAATACAGATACATTTCCTAAGGGGAAAAGAAAAGTACAACCTAAAAGGAAGAAGTACGGCGGAAAAGCTACAGCAAAAGCTAGAAAATTAGATGCTATGAGAAAAGCCGCAGGTAGAAAAGCTAAACAAGTGGGAAAATTAGCTAGCAAAGCACCAAAAATGATAGCTAAAAGTGCTAAAGGTTTAGTAAAAGGAAGAGCTAAATAATGGCTAAATCACCAGCGTGGCAAAGAAAAGAAGGTAAGAACCCTAGCGGGGGATTAAATGCTAAAGGTAGAGCTTCTTATAATAAAAAAACTGGAGGAAATTTAAAAGCTCCTCAACCAGAAGGTGGGCCTAGAAAGAGATCTTTCTGTGCACGTATGAGAGGTATGAAAAAGAAGTTAACTGGAACTAAA